GGGTACGTAGGTTTTGGTCACCAGTAGGCTTACGCATTTCAAGGAATTGAATAATGTCAGGGTGACTAATATCCAAGAAAGCAGCGTAACTACCACGGCGAGTTCTTCCCTGCCGATATGCAAGTGAGGAAGCATCATACATTTTCAAGTGAGGCATCACACCAGTTGACTTATCATCACTGTTGCGAATACCGAGATGAACACCAACACCACCTCCAAGCATTGAAAGCCAGTTAGTTTCAGATAGGTTATCGACCAAGCCTTCTGCACTATCGTCCATATAGTTAAGGAAACAGCTAATAGGTAGCCCACGCTTACTACGCCCAAAAGAAAGAATGGGAGTGCTATAACTAAGCCAATGCTTACTACTATACTCATAAAGGCGCTGAGCGTGTTCAGGGTTACTTCCAAAAGCCTCTGATACAAAGGCAAAGCGTTCTTGTGGACTTTGTTCATCATCTTTCATGTAACTTTCTTTTAGGCGCTGAAGACCCAAGGAGTCAAACAGGGCATCACGTGTTAAATCAATCTTAATTGTCATCCAATAGTTCCTCTAGGTAGTCAGCGCGTTCTTCAATCTTATCCATGAATCGGTCAACAATATCTTCACTACGTATCTCTAGCAGCTCCAATATCGTGACCTCATCTAGGCGTTTCAGTTTATCATAAATATCTGGCAGTGTCAGCATTTAAAATCTTCAGGCATTTTCTGGTCATACTTCTTTAGCCACTTAGCGACAATTTTCGTATTCATCTTTGCCTTCAACTCCTCAAAAGTAGCCCCTGTAATCGCAATATCTTTCTTCGGGTTATAACCACCAACCACACCTTTCACAGTATAGCGATACTTATGCAATGGGTTAGGTATTCCAATCTTATCCATACTTCTTCTCCAGATAACTTATTGACAGGAACATCTCATCGAACGCTCCATCTTTCACCTCGTTCAACACTACTAACCCGCGCCAATGTTTATTACTAATAACATCCATATAATCTTCATCGTGGAGGTAATAGCTTCCTGCAATAATCCCACAAATAGCAGTGCCATCAGCGCGCTTGCCATAAGCCACTTGCTTCCCTTGCTGATGACCAGCAATACAAGACTGGTGTAGCTTATTGACAAGTACAGTAGCGGAAGAAGCTGCCCTCCCCATTGCACCCACAGGAAAATAATGACAAAAACCAACACCCCCAATAAAGACAGGATGGAGGAAATCATGGACTTCCCAATCTCGTTCATAGTCTAAATCCTTTACTGATATAACACCGTCGAGTATTGGGCTATTAGCAACTGCTCGATTGATACGATTCTCGTGGTTGCCTAGCGTCAAAACCATTCTCGGTTTGTAAACTTTGTGCTTTGTTGCTCTCTGGCTTTTCTGTAACTCTCGCAAAGGAGCAAGAAGTTTAACCATGCCTTCTTTAGCAGCCCTAATATCATCCTTGTAACGTTTCCCTTCGAAATACTTACTACCAACTTTGTCGTGTGTAGAGAGGCTAGGCATATCCGCGAAGTCACCGATGTTAACCACAACATCAGGACGGTAATCACAGATAGCCTTACCAGCCCACGTTAAATGCTTTGTCTCTACATCAGGCTTAACCTGACAATCTGGGATTACCATTATTTTCATTAGTTCCTCTCGTAGTCTTCCAACATTAAGTTTACCTTCTCAAACACACCCACATAACCGCAGGAATCTAAGAAAGCTGCGAATTGTAACAGGATGTCATTCCACCGTGCATCCTCGCTACAAATATAAAAATGCTCTGAGTTAGTGGCAACACTGGGTGTTGAACTACTCTTCTTAAAGTGGTAATACTGCTTATCCATGTTAACTTCCATATAAACTGGGGAACTGTTCAGTCAGGATAGCTTTGCACTTATCCGCGACTGCTCGATGTTCCTTTTGTGTTGCTTCATCACAGCGGATGTCTACGTAGTGCATCCAACTCCGCAGTGTCCCATTCATGTACATCCGACTCATTGTTAACCCTTCAGGTAATAACTTACGAGCCACCTCTTTAGCTATACCGCTTTTGATAGCGTTATCGTATTCCTTCCTACTGTTATGTGCTACTCGCATCTGTGCATGGAGCCAGTCGGTAGATAATACGTAGTCATCAGTCTCAATTGAATTCTGACGATTCTTTTCATCCTGTAACCTAACCTCGCTATATTCTACGTCTAACGCTTCTGCATATCGCTGACTGAACTCCTGAAAGCTAAAGGAGCGATGCCGTAAGATTTGTCTCGCAATGTCCCGTGTGCACTCAATCTCCATACAAACATTAACCATCTCAAATGGACTCCAATGCTTGTTTTTCATCAGGTAACGAAGTAGCTTAGGAGCTGTCTCCTTGTTATCCTGATTAGATGGGTTTGACACACGAGCCATGTAAGCTACCTTTTCC